ACCAGCATTTGTTAAAGTTTTTTCTAATCTAGATTTTTCCATGGCCCAAGATGCTATTTTCCAGAAGTCATCTTCAGCTGTGTATAGATCTTGTGATACAGCTTTTATTTTTGATAGTGGTTTTAACAATAATCTAAATCCTTTGTCAGCTGTCATAGTTTCACCAAAGTTTACGTCTTCTAATAATCTAGTTAAGTCTCCTAATCTTACGTTGTTGTTTACAACACCAAGTTTTAAAAGCTCTTCATATAAATCATTCTGTTGTCTTGTACCTTTTAAAGGTGTTTGTAGTGCTTGGTACGCTTGTTTAATAGCAGCTTGATCAGGTATGATACCGTTTGCAGTAGCAAAGAAACTAGCACTAACAAAATTTCTCATGTGTGTAACTGGTGATAAAATTGTTTTTGCTATCTGTGATAAACCTTTTGGATACAAAACTAAACTTTGATACAGCTGTCCTATCATACCGGGTTCAACTTGAGCCATACCTGTATCCTTCAAAGCTTTTGCAACTCCGGGTCTTGCAAAAAATTGTCCCTCTGCAAAAGGGTTTGTAGCACCTGCAGCGGCTCCAGCTTTAGGATCTATAACTTCTTTCTTAACACCTTTACCTGCATCAATTGTAAGTCTCTTTGCAGGATCAATAACTTCTACAGGTACAAAGTCTGTACCAAATAATTGTCTTGCCTCTGCTTCACTTGTTGCAAGAAAAGGTTTTACTTGACTTGTGCCATCAAAATATTTAGCAGCCACTTCATTATTTTTTTCTAATAAATTTTTGTAAAACATATTACGTCTAGTAAGCATAGATAGTTTTGCAGTTGCACCTATAATTGTTTGCATAGGATTTCTTTGTTTACCAAACAATTCTTCAAATACTTGTCTGTCTTCTTTTTTTGCTATTTCACCAATAGATACAAGTGGTTGATTAGTTCTTCTTGTAAGTGTTTCATCTAATGTAGTTCTGTTTACAAAAAAATCTGGAGCTTGAAAAATAACATCTGATGGTTTGTCTAATCTAAAACCTTTTGGTAACTTTGGATCTTTTAATGCATTAGCTACAATTTCTTCTGCTTGTAAATCTGTAATAGGTTTACCAGCTTCATCAGCACTTTGTTTAAATATTTCTTTTGCTCTGTCTATCGCCTGTCTTGTAGGCGTATAATTCATAAATGGTAGTATGCTTTTATTTTGAAATACGTCGTATGTAGCACCAATGTAATTTTTAAACTTACCACCAAATAATTTTTTAAATTCTGCTATTTCATTTTTACCGAGTGTTCTACCTAAATTAGAAAATAATTCTGACCATCTATCTCTAATACCAACTAAACTACCAAAGATACCACCGATAGTTTCTTCATCTACTTTTAAATCTTGTAATTTTTTAAGTAATGCTTCTTTTTTAGTTTGATCTAGTGCACCAAATTTTGCATTACCAAGATCATCTATTGCTGCATCACCAGATAATAATAAATCATTTACTTCTTTTAATAATTTATCTCTACCCTCTTGATTAGTTCTATTACCTATGGTTCTAAATAATGGAAATATTTTATCTATATTTTTTTCTAATTCTCTTGATATATTTTTTGCTCGCACAGCATCGGATGCTCTTTCACCTATATTAGTTCTTTCAACATCAAAAAATTCTTGAGTCTTACCACTACGAGCCCTGAACCCTGATGCAATTTTATCTATAAACCTGTCTAATTTAGAGTTTGCTACATCAAGTTGTTTGTTTCTGTCTGTAAGTTTTCTAATTACTTTACCTGTGCCACCAATAAGACCTGTAAATAATGCGCCTTCTGTACCAAACTTAACTCTATTAATTAAATCTTTTACTGGATCACCTTCTGTTGCTCTATCTATCTCTGTTGGTCCACCTATTAAATCTCCAAATGTACCTATCTGCTCTACGTCACCAACAAATGTAGCTTCTGCAATACCGCCACCTATGGCTCCACCAATAAACCTATTTGTTTTACCCCTAGTGTTTAATTTTAAAACTTCATCTTGTAATTCTTTTACACCTTTTGTGGGTTTAAAATATTTCATATTTCTAGAAGCACGCATTGCGTCTGCAGCTACTCTAGATCCTATTTTAAAACCTACTCCACCAGGTATACCAATATTAACTAATGCTTCTGTTATTTGTCCAGCTGTTGTTGCTTCTGCTTTCTCATCTAATGTTGTAAGATCATCAAAAAATTGTTCTACTTTTGCAGCCCTGCCTTCATCAACCCCAAGATCCATCAGAGTTGCACCAAGGGAAAAGAAACCTTTTGGTATTGATATAAGACCAGAACCAATTCCAGCTAATACAGATTCTATTGTACCAACTTTTTGGTTGCTGTTTGCACCATATAATATCTCTTTTGCTGAAGCCATTTTAAACCTCTAAGATATATCTACAAAAGATACGTTTGAACCTCTTTTTTCTATTAATCTGCCGCCAAGAACATATCTTCCATCGTCAAGACTTGGACCAAGTTCTTCAATAATATAATCAATTTCGTCTTTACCGGGATTTTTTCTTTGAAATTTTTCATATTTTTCGTCAGATAATTCTTCGTCGTATTTTATTTTGTTTTTTCTTAATATAGACGCAGTTTGATTACTTGATATAAATCCACCTTTTCCTTCTACCTCAGTTATCTCAGCTTGTGCATTCATACCCGCTAATTGTTTATCTCTTATTTTTAATTCTCTTTCTTTAAGAGCTGCTGCTACTTTTGCAGTAGGATCAGAGGCTTTAATGTCTTTTTCAATCTCACCTTTAAGTATTGCAGCATCAATTTGTTTTTTAAGATCTCTAGAAGAATCTAAGTTTTTAGATATTGCATTTATAATTTGTGATTGTAAACTACCTGATTTAATTGCACCTTTTAAATCACCGCCTTCTTGTTGAATAATTTTACTAGCATCAATTAATGAATCGTACGCAGCACCTTTTTTCATTTTATCGATACCCATAAGCTTGTAATATCTTTTTCTATTCTCTTCTATTCTGTCTGCTGTAAGATTTTGTTTATTTTCTGTACCATCTCCAGATACAACTGCTTTATCTTTTGTTTCTGTTTCATCAAAACTATCTACTCTTTTTAAACCTTCAGTATCTGTTTCTGTAGTTTTTTGATCTTTATCGTCTTGAAATTGTTTACCAGGTAATACTGCATCAATATATGTTTTACCCAGTGATTTAGCTCCTTCAAAAATACTAGGTCCTGCTTTAATTGCTGTTGTTCCTAGTAAATTAGGAACAGTTAATAAAGACGCTGCAGTAAGAGGGTTTTCTCTTATAGCCATACCTAATTTTTTAGGGTCTTTAAGAGACTCAAATAAACCACCTCTTGTTGTCTCTGATCTAACAGGGATAAATTGTGGTCCGCCAGGTTTTTCAGATATAGCTTTACCAGAGTCTTTTACAAATTTTGTTGTGTCTCTAAATCTTCCACTAGTCATAAGTCTCATAGGATTTATTCTTTGAAAGAAGCTAGCGTTTTTTGCAATAGGTGCAAGCGTTCTAGCTGCCCTTAAACCTTGAAATATAAGTGGTATAGCTGCTAAAGGTCCAGCATATCCCGGTCTACTACCATCTTCATTGGGTTGAACTAATTGTTGTGGCTGTTTCATACCATCCATGATCCCTTCTTTAATAGGACCACCTGATCTAAACATTGGTCTTTTTAATGGTTTCATTAGTTCCCGTATAGTTTACCAAAGATACCAGCAAGACCTGTAGCTGTGCTTAATGCTGAAGCAAGAGGACTTGCACCACCACCCATTGGTAGTTGTGGAGCGACTCCACCAAATCCTGCTAATCCACTAAGACCAGCTCCGTATTGTTGTAATCTTTGTTGTGGTTCAAATGCTGCAGTTTGTGCTGCTGCTTGATCTGCTTGTAATTGTGATTGAGATAATCCTTGTCTGAATGCACCAAGGTTTCCTAATGCAGCAACGTCTTGACCCATAGACCCTCTTTGGAAATTAGATAGTCCCATTTGTTGTGCCGCTAAATTACCTTGGTTACCAAATGCTTGTTGTGCTAAATTTTGTGCTTGTGTGAATCCTTGTTGTTGTAGTTGTGCAAGTAAGCTAGCTCTGTTTCTTAAGTTACCTGATTCAAACTCACCTAATGCAACACCTTCTCTACCACCACCAAATGCTCCTGCTGTTACTGCTTGATCTCTAATATTTTGTCTACCAAGTGCTGATTGTCTATCAAAGTCTGCTAGTGTTGTATCTATTACATCTTGTTGAAATGGTGACATAAACTGTCTAAATGCAGTTGGTCCAGTCAGTCCTTCTTGTGCTGTTACAGCTCTTTGCGCACCTTGTAAAAATGGTTGAAACGATCCAACACCAGCTCGTGCTAAATTAATAGCTTGTGTTTGTAATGGATCTTCACCGGCAACAAATTGTCTACCTGTAAATGCACTTGTTTTTATAGGTACCGATGTAGATGCCGTTAACTGTTTGGCAAAATCTTTAGCGGTATCTTTTAAATAATCTGGTAATGACATTATGCTAATCTACCCTCCAACATTTGTGATTGATCAAACATTTCTTGTGCAGGATTCATACCTTGCGACTCTTCGGATATCATACCACCTGCCTCTAAATTGTCCATCATGTTCTGCATAACTTCAGCGCCTCTATCTATATCACCTCCGCCTGCATTTCTTACAGCATCTGCTGTAAATACAAATTCGTTTTTACTTAATCTTGCTGGCACATCATCTGCTCGTTCTTCTGCTCCCAGTTCTACAAAGCCACCAGTTCTATAATCTTTTTCCATACCACCAAGGTCCATAATACCACCTTCTTGCATAGGCATTCTCGGTACATCAGCTAGTCCTCCATCAGCAGCGTAAAAGTTATCTACAAATTTTGGTTTAGGTAAGAATCTTAAACTTGGATCTTGGTTTCTAGCTTGTTCTACTATGTTAGCAATACTATCTGGTGTTTGTGTAAATGGAGTTTCTTCTTCTACCTCTTCTTCATCACCACCCATAAAGAATGGTGCAGCGATTGCAGCAGCTCCAAGTCCACCACCTAGTAATCTAGGTATACTTAATTTTTCTCCTGCTTTACCTCCAACTCTAAATAAATCTCCAAGTGTACTAAACTTCCCACCTTGACCTAATAATGCACCAATGCCTCCACTTTGACCAAAGATACTTGGTGCAGCTCCGCCAAATGCAGCTCTACCAAACAGACCACCAATTTGTGTGCCCGGTATACCAAATCCAATTGCACCTAATAAAGCAGCCTTACCTATAGGTGATTTAACCACTTTTTTAACAGCTCTTTTGGCTTTCTTTACAAGCTTACCTAAGAAATAACCCTGTCTAGGTTCATCTAGTGTCATTATTCCGCCACCTGCACGTAGTTGTCTTTCCATCTGCATTCTAGATATTGTCATATTTTAGCCTAAATTCTCTTTGTATCGTGTTTTATTCATTATATCAACCTGTTTTCAACTTGTCTTAGAACCTCTTTATCAAAGCCAGCTAAATCTACACCTGCATTTGTTAAGAAATTCTTAGCTACACCATCACCATTGTAATCAGCAAACTCAATATCTTTAATAAATATTCTTCTGCCACTTGTGTCTAGTGAATATACTACTGGTATCTTATCAATCTTGACAGATATCGGACTATCTTTGACCATGATAAATCTACCATTCTCTTTAACATAGTGACTACCTGCAACAGTAACACCTTTGTAATCATGTATCTCATCAGATGCTTTAAATTGAAACACACCTGTAACCTCACCACCTTTAGTTTGATCACCAAGTTGTATCTCTTTAATTTTCTTCTCACTGCCATCAGCCATTTGTACAAAAGTATTAGGATCAAAACAGAAATTACCTTCGTTATAACCACTTGTAGATCCTTCAAATGCACCAGCGTCTCCGCCTCTATCATTTTGTTGATCTCTTTCAATAGCTGCTTGTTGTTGTGCAGCTTCTCTTCTAGAAATATCTTGTGCTTTGGCTGCAGCTTCAATTTGTAGTCTTCTTGCTCTTGCAGCATTACCTGCATCTATTGCCGCTTGTTTTTGTCTATTAATTTTATCAATTCTTTGTTGTTCTCTAAAGTCACGTATCTCTTGAGCTTTTGCTTGTGCACCAAGAATATTTTGTCTTGCTAACTGTACATTTCTTATTTGAGAAGTTAGATTAGTTGTAATTCCATACTTAGCAGAAATATCGTCGTCGTCTAATGTGCCATCAATCAATCCTTGTATATCAGCATTACTTATACCATATTTATCTCCTAAAGTTTGACCTATTCTATCTTGTCTCTTATCAAAACTTGCATCGGTTAACATGTTAGCATTATATCCAGCCATAACACCTTCTGGTGTATTGTATGCACCCCCAGCTACTATTCTACCAATGTCATCAGTTAAAACACCGGACCCTCTTAACTGATTTTCCATAATCGCTCGTGTGTTTATTGGTAGTTTATTTTGTATAAATGGTCCTACTCTTGATAAAAACCCTACACCAGGTATAAAGTTTTTAAGTGTATCAAAAGCTTTAGCTATTCCTGTTTTAGGAACACCTGTATCTATTCCATAAAATTCAGGATACATATCCATTTCTTTTCTTTGCAAACCAGTAGCATCATCTAAACTTGTGATACCAAAATCTTGAAATCTTCTAAACCCAGTGTCTGGTCTAAAGTCGGTTCTTATTTGATTCATATCTGGATTAAATGGATTATTACCTCCACCTCCTCCACCGCTAAAAGCTCTTGCGGGTAATGTTGTTATGCCACCTGTATTATCGTCGTCTGTAGGAAAATTAAATGCACCACCTCTAAATTGTTCTTGAGGTATAAAACTAAAACCTCGATTGTATATATCTTGGTCTGCTTGACTATAAAAACTTGGTGCACTAAATATCGACATAATTATATTTTTGAATCACCTCCTATCGGTAATGACTCTACGGTTAATTTTACACTTCTAGAGATATCTTCTCTTTTAGTTTCTGTCCCTGGGTTGTTTACATCTTCATCTGCTTCGGCATCTGACATATACTCTTTACCAGTTTTTAAATTTTTTAAGGTAACTTCGCACTCTGGTGTAAGAACCACAGTTGGTTTACCGTTTATCTCTTTTATTTCTTTTTTAGCTTTTGTTTCTATAAATGGCATTAGTCTCTATTTATCTCCAATATTGATACAATAACATGTAATTCATTTGCATCTGCTGCTTGTGCCTTTAATACCTCATTTTCTTCTAAAATTAAAGGGTGAGTTAATAGCTCAGTTGTTGCTTTTGAAGCTATAGCTTTGTCTTTAAATAAATTAAATACTGCAGCGGCAGCATTTGTTATGGTAAAAGTTATCGTGGTTCCTGATCCAGCGTCCTCGGATACTATTATACTTTTAATTATGGCCCTAGAATCGGACGGTGTTGTGTATATTGTAGTATTATCTGTAGTGCTTAGATCTACTAATTCGTTTTTGTATATATTAGCCACTTATAAACCAAGAGAATCTCTCTTGCTCCTGTTTTACTTCATCTAAAAACGTAGAATTTAATTGATCCTTCATAATAGTTAAAGCTCTGTTAATTTGTTTTTGGTTTGATACATCATAGTCTTCTTTTGGTTCTGGTATTCTTATATTTATTTTAGACATTATCTTCTACCATCCGGTTGTATATCTAGTCTTAGTGTTCCAAATCTCCACTTCTCACTAGCAGCATCGTTTTCTATTTTAATATTTACAAAACGACCTCTAGCTCTTGTATCTTTTTTATCTGTTGTAGAGTCTACAGTAAAAGGACTTAATGTTGTAGTAGTATCAGATTGTTGTGGATACCTTTTTACTGCTAAGCTTATTTTTGAATTACCTTGTAAATCTTTAAAGTCAGGTATAAATCTTCTAACAGCCACAAATGCTTCACCAGCTATTGATGGTCCTCTAAAAGATCTTTGTTGCATATCAAAATCAAAAGACTTTATAAACGATGTTACGGTTGTTGTTGAACCATCTTCATTAACTTGATCGGTCCCTGTTTCGTGTTCAAAATATTTTGTCTGTCCTAAACCATCTTGACCTATAACTGCAGGAAAAGTTCCGTTAGCCGTGCTATCATATTTTGTAGCGTATGGTGTTGGGTATATGGTTGCATCCATCCAACTTGTTCTTGCTTCTGTTCCTGTATACCAGACACCTCCTGGTACTTTAGTCAAGGCAGATTCACCGTAATTATATACAACATACTTATCGTTAAAAGTAGCTGTTGATGATGGATAATACCAAACAACTTCTGTAAATAAATTATTTAATCCTGCAGCAACTTGTTGTCCTTTTGTTGTAT